GAGCTAGAAGGCACGGCAAAAGCTGTGCTTGAAAAGCAGCGGACCCCGAGAGGGATATCCGCGATTGATTAACGGACATCCCTTGCGGACCCGTGGAGAGAAGGATGATTAGTAGAAACGACCCAGAGCGACTAGAAGCTGAAGCAAAAGAGTTGTTAGAGCAATACAGCAAAGCGGCACAAGGAACCCTCGAGGAGACTGAAGAATCTCCAGAACAAGAGGACACTCTGAATGCTGAAGAGCAGTTTGATCAAGAAGCCCCCGAGTCAACGGACACGGCTGAGACTGATGCGGATGAGGCTCCTCAAGAGGAACAAGAACGCGGCGAAGATTCCGAAATGAGGACTGCTTTAGAAAAAGCAGAAAAAGCGATGAAAGGCGCACAGGCGAGAATGACACGAGCTACGCAAGAGGCTGCGGAATTGAAGAGGCAGAATGCTGATTTATTCCAAGCTCTTACAGAACTCAAAGGTCAACTTGTGGACAAGGAGCGGGACAACGAAAAACTGCAACAGCTAAGGGAAGAATACCCAGACGTTGCTGGACCTTTGTTGGACGAACTCCAAAGGACGCAAGACGAGGTTAGAAGTACCCAAGATACTATGAAGGCTCAGGAGCAGAGACAATTTGATGAGGTGAAGAAACAGTCTGTTGCGGAGCATTTTGCGCGTATCGAGGCGATCCATCCGGATGTAAGCGAACTTACACAAACATCTGATTGGGCGCTTTGGTTAGAAGAGCAAGATGGACAAACTCAGCAATGGATTGAAAGCGGATCTTCCAATGACGTCAACACTGTCCTGAACAACTTTAAAGAGTATATGGGTATCAGACCTCCAACGCCGCAAGAGCGAGCATTAGAGCGAGCAAAAGGGGTTGCAGAACCCAGATTGCCAAAGGCTCGAAAGCAAAACGTAAATGGCGAAAAGAAGACTTGGTCTGTTGATGACATTATGCGGATGCCCAATCAAGAATTTGAGAAGCATCAGCGCGAAATTTTGAAAGCAATGGAAAGAGGATCTATTCGCCGTTAATTAAAATTATCTCTTGTGAGGACTTTTTATTATGGCATTTCCAACTTACTCTTCGGGACAACAAGCGTTTATCCCAGAAATTTTTAGCAAGCTTTTGCAAGCTAAATTTTACAAACAGTCTGTTTTACCAGCTATCAGCAACAACGACTACGAGGGTGAAATCTCTGGTCAGGGCGATAAGGTAAACATTCGAACCGTACCGGCTGTAACTATTAATAATTACACTGGCACCGTCACTAACCAAGACCTTACCTCCAGCACAATTGAGCTGTTAATTGACCAGGCGAAATATTATTCGTTCAAGGTCGATGACATTTTGGCTGCTCAAGCAGACGTAAACATGCTCGAGGCTGCATCTTCTGATGCTAGTGAAGGTATGCGAATTGCTGTTGAGACTGACGTATTGAGCAGTGTCGTAACTGGCGCAACCACGGTTGGCGCACAGGCTACTATCACTTCTAGCAACATTCTCGCGGCAATCTTGGATCAAGCAAAAGCGCTAGATGAATTGAACATTCCTGAAGAAGGAAGATTCATTGTCTTGAGCCCTGAGTTTGTTTCCATGCTTAAGCAAAGCGAACTCCGTCAAGCTTACTTGACTGGAGACGGCACCTCTCCTTTGCGTAACGGCAAAGTCGGGATGGTAGATCGTTTCAATGTTTATCAGTCAAACATGCTCTACACACCTGGATCAGGCGCAGACGCTGGCTATACGCACGTTCTCGCAGGTCATCCTAAGGCTATCTCTTTCGCGTCACAGTTCACATCTGCTGAAACTGTACGCCTAGAGACCACTTTTGGTGATGCAGTTCGTGGCTTAAAGGTCTTCGGATCTAAGGTCATTGTTCCTGACGCACTCTGCGTAGGTAAGTGGACTTAAACAGTCTATGTGGGAGGGGGTAACCCCCCTCCTATCTTTAATACTAGAGAATTTTTATGGACCCTAAGACAGCAAAAGACGAGCTATATGACACTGCTCTGAACGAATTCGGCGTAAAGCTTGACCGACGTCAGAAAATGGCAGACCTCGAGGAGCAAGTGAACAAGCTAAAAATTAATAAGGCTGATCCTAGTCCTGTTTCCAAAGAGTTAAAAAACGTACCGAAAACGGTACGGAATATAGTGACGGGCAACGAGTTTCCTTATACCTCAGCCTTTAAGGGGCTTTCAGACTTAGAAGTAATCGAATGGGAGACAGAAGATGGCGACAACTAAAGCGGTAGATATTTTGGATCGAGCGTCCATTATCTTACAGGATAATACTAACGTTCGATTTCCTAACGACGAGCTGTTGAAGTTTTTCAACGACGCTCAAAAAGAAGTGGTTCTTCATAGACCTGATGCGAACATGCAAAACGCTGCGTTTACGCCTATTGATGGCAGCAAACAAACCATCCCCACATCTGGGCTGAGGCTAATAGATGTAGTGCGAAATGTGGGCGGCTATGCCGTAACGCAGATCGACCGCAAGATCTTAGATGAGACGTTGCCTAACTGGCATAACACTGTACAAAACGCCACTAAGAAAGTAGAGCACTTTGTTTTTGATCCTGCAGATCCTAAAACTTTTTATGTTTACCCAAAAGCGATAGAGGCTTCTGACAGCTTAGAGATCATATACAGCGCCGCTCCTACTGACATTGCTATTAGCAACTTCGATACGGACACCACTCTTATTTCTCTAGATGATATCTACGCTAACTGTATTCTGGATTACATCTTGTACCGTGCTTATCAGAAAGATTCTGAGTTCGCAGGGAATGCTCAGCGGTCAATGATGCATTACCAAGGTTTCGCAAACGCTTTGGGCGTCAAGACTCAAGTAGATGGAGCCATTACACCGATGCCTGCTTCTCCTGACATGAATGCAGGAAGAAGATAATGAAGCTTTCGGACTTTTCGGTCTTCGTAAGATCTGAAGTTCAGGGCGCTCCTAACTTCCTTGTCGAGCGCTCGGTCAGAGATTCTGCAATAGAATTTTGCAGGCGTACTGGCGTTTATATTCCGGAGCCCGAAACTATTTCTATTATTCCTGGCATAAACGAGTACGAAGTCACGGTTCCTACAGGGACTGAGATGAACTACATCACTGACGTCTTTGCTAACAAACTCAAGTTGCAGCCGGTGAGCTATAACGAGTTGCTAGAGAGGTTGGGAGATGAAACCGAAACTGGTTCTCCCCGTTACTACTCGCAGAGAGACAACAGTTCTTTCTTTGTTGCGCCTATTCCCGACAAGGCAGATAACTTCAGGGTTTTGTACACACTAAAACCATCGTCAAGTGCCAGCAGCATCCCAGACTCAGTGGGCAAAGAACACAGAGAAACAATCACTCAGGGCGCTATATACAGGCTGCAAATGATGCCTAACCAGCCTTTTACTAATCCTGGAGCTGCTGCTTCTAACAAGCAGTTATTTGATAGAGAAGTCGGTCGAACCATCAGGCAAGTTAAGTACGGCTTTTCTGGCGGCTCTCTCAAGGTCCGATATAGGGAGTTTGTGTAATGGCTTATTCAGAGACTTTGAGCTTGGTAGTGGGCGACACGCTCCCAGAGTTAACGCTCACATTAAAAGACAAGAATACGGCTGCGTCTGGAGTCGCTCTAGACGAAGAGAATAGCGACACTTGGGCGCCTATAGACATTACCGGAGCAACAGTCGCTCTAAGAATTAGACAATTAGGAGCTACCTCCCTTGTCGATACCCTTATTTGTTCTGTTACGGATGGGGTAAATGGTAAGTGCGCTACGGATTTTGGAGTGACAACCTTTGCCTCTGCCGGTCAATACGAAGGGGAGATTGAAATAACTTTCGCAGGTTCGACAGGAAAGCAAACCGTATATGACCTGGTCAAATTCAAGATTCGGGATGACTTCGACTAATGCCTAAACTGATCCTAACCAATAGGGATCTGAAGTCGATATTAGCGAATCGAGATCTCAAGCTAGCACTGTCAAGCAAACTGCTGACGGCTTCTGCTGTATTAGATCCTGATACTAAGAACAGGTATTTTCGCAGTGGTCATGAAACCACGCTTACTGATCTCCAGTTGCTTTCCTACAACAAGATTCTCGGCAGGTATGAAGAGTCGGAAGGTGTCTTTGTTGAGGCTACTCCTGAGTCTTTCTCTTTCACCGACAATCATGCCTCTTCTTTTGGCAAAGCTACCGCCGACACCTTCGGGTTCAGTGAGTCTGTGCTAACTCAAATTACCTTTTTTAGAACCTTCACAGATGCCTTTGCACTAGACGACATAACGGCGGTAGACGCCATCATAAAAGATGTTGCCAGCGCCAAAACAAACCTGTTCGGGTTTTCTGATGATCAAGCAATAGGTGTAGGTAAAGGCTTAACGGATACGTTCCCTGTCTCAGAGGCAATTGATTCTTTTGGTATTGGGAAAGGTCTCAGCGATTCTCAGCTCATTACTGAGTCTCTGGATCGGACGGTACAGTATTCCAGAGATTTCACTGACGCATTTGTTCTTGACGATGCCGCAACGGTAGAC